TCTTCTGATCTGTGCAGGCACTTCCTCATACTTACCTTCGTTAAGAACTCTTAACATCGTTGATGACTGTAGATTGCCTGATCCTAAGTTATAGACCCAAGAGACCAAAGCATCAAACTGATTTTGTTCTAATGGAACTTCCACAAGATCATTGATGTAGCCTTCGTACTCCATCATTTCTTCTTCTAGTAAATAGACTGCTTCGTCTTTTGTCATCTTATCGCCTTCTTTAACATCTTTAGTTCTTCCAAATCCTATAGTCCAAACTCCAACTACATCTTGATACGCATAACAATTACCATCCTGATCTACAGGACATCCCTCAAACTTTTTGATTAAAGATAATCCCTCTTCCGATATCTGCATATTATTCTCCCCACGTTCCATCCTCTCTGACTTTTGCTGTTTTTGTACCGCCCCAGTACTCAACTGCGTGTCCTTCGTTGATAAGTTTTTGGCAAATATCTTCGCCATCTGCTGTATAAGGGATGCCCAAAATTCTGCCATACTTACCTTTGCCTAATGATTTAACTTTAAATTTACCTTCACAAAGCTCTATTAATCTTTCTTTTGCTTTTAGACCTAGTGCTTTTTCTTTTAGGTTTCTTGTTCTAGATTCAGGTGTGTCTATACCTGCGAGCCTGACTCTTTGTTTATTAAGAAAAACATCAAAGCCAAGATCAAGTGTGCAATCTAAAGTGTCCCCATCCACTACCCTGTCTAAGGTTGCTCTATATACGAAAGCATCAGGGGATTCACTCATTACTTAGCCTCTGGTGCTTTGTCTTTAGCCTTAGCAATATTGATTGCTACCAAGTCTATAAACTTATATACCTTGCCTAAGAAAGCATCATCTTTAGGTGTAGGTGTAGAAGCTGCTATTGCAGAAGCTACTGTGACAGCCATAGTGATGTAGTTAATGATATCCATAATTTCCATAGTTACCTCCCTTATTGAAATTATTCTTCCGATTTTATCGCAAATTATTTGTTTTGCACATCTTCTTGTGGCTTATCTAACTCTCTATAGTATTTAATGATACTCAGGATGTCTTTTGTATATCTTGTGATTTCTGCCATATCCATTGATAAATTTTCATACTCTTTACTTGATAATGAGTAGAAGGCTCTATTAGGTGCGTTGCCTGCCTCTAAGTTATTTAAGTATTCCTGCATGGTTGTAGGTGTCATTACCTCCCAATCTACACTTGATAGGCTCATAGGATAAGGTAAAGGTGGGTGATATATAGGTGATCTTTCAGCTATTGTTTTTACCTGTACAGGCTTAACCGATTGCAACATTGAGCAACTAGCAAGGACTACAGTAAGGCTAATTAGTATTAGATTGCGCATTAAATTGTTCTGGATTGGTTATTTTTTCAAGTTCAGTCATGACTCTAGCTGATCCTTTATTGATTCGTGCTTGAAGATCAGCAGGGTTTGCAAGTGCAGATTCGTCTAGGTCTAAGTTAGAGAATGTCTTTCTGAGTCTGTTGACGTTCTCCATAGCCTGTCTTTTCTCTTGTTCTAGCTGATTGAGTTGTTGTTCTTGTGCTTTCTGTTGTTCTAGGTATCGGTCTATAGAAGCGTTCTGTTCTTCTATCTGTGTTTCTAAAACAATCTGATTACCTTTGAGAGTGCTGATTTGATCTGCTTGATAGTCAATGTACCAAGCTGAACTGGCGATTGTTAATACTAATAAACCGCCTAGTATTAATGATAATTTCATTCCCATGTATACACCTGTAATGGTTCTTTCTTACCTTTTGCCTCTATAGGCTCTAACTTTTTCAAAGTATAGTCACTCTTTATAGCAGTATTATATCCAATGAGCAAATCCACTCCTGCATCTTTTGTACCGCTTTCTAGCCTTGCTCCTGTATTAACAGCATCGCCTATAGCTGTATAGTCAAACCTCTGCTCACTACCCATATTGCCTATGACTGCATACCCTGTATTGATCCCTATTCCTATTGCTACTGGTTTGATACCTTTTTCTTCCAGTTCTACGTTGAGCGTTATCATGTTTTTTTGTATGTCTAAAGCGCAGTCTATAGCTTTATTTTCATGATCCTGTAAGTCCAGAGGTGCGTTGAATATTGCCATCATTGCATCTCCTATATATTTATCTACCATACCTCCATGTTTCTGTACTGCTGTTTGCTGTGCTGTAAGTGCTTTGTTCATTATGTAAGTCACTTCTTCTGGTTCTAAACTTTCTGATAAAGATGTGAATCCTCTAACGTCTGTAAATAAAAAAGTTGCATAGCGTTTCTCTCCACCTAGTTTTAGTTTCTCAGGTGATTTTTGCAGAATAGCAATTTGACGTGGGTCTAAGTAATGCTCAAATTGTTTCTTTATCTGCTGTCTAAGTTTGTACTGTTCTCTAAATCTAAGATAGAAAGCTACTGATCCTGTTATGAATTGTGATATTAGAGTCCATGTGACATCTATCAAAAGACCTTGCTGTATTGTGTAGAAGCCATAATAAGCTGTTAGAGAGAAGATACCTATAAACGATACTAGACCCCATGTTATGCCTAGAGCGGTCAGGAGAACGTAAACAAATGCAACTGTGAAGATAAATAGTGCCAACTCTACAGCTAGAGCGTAGTCTGGAACGTATGGACTGTCCTGTATCAGTATGCTTTCTGCCAAAGCTGCTTGTATCTCATGTGGATATTTATAGCCTTTGCTTGTGGATAACTGTGGTGAAACTCCCTTAGCTGAGTAACCTATGAACACAAACCGACCTTCTACATCCATTTCTTCTATCGTAGTCTGCGGTGTGTCTACCCAACTGATCCACTTACGACCCAGATAGTCTGTCTTGACTGGCGGTAAGCCTTGCACTACCACTTCTTCTATCCCTGCTTCGTTGGTCTTGATGATATAGGTATCTGCATCAACCATAGTCTTTAGGACTTCTGTTCCGTAGGCACTGACCCATCCATCAGGTGTTTTAAGGAGCAAAGGAAGCCTTCTAATCAACGAATCTACTTCAGGTCTACTGACTGCTATGCCCTCGCTTGCCACCTGTCTAATCGCTTCTATGTTCTGTCTAACACCATAGGCAGGTATTCCAGAAGCACCTTCACCCATAATTACTGTGCCTGTGGTTCTAGGATAATCGCTAGAGTTGTTCTCAAAGGTAGCTATAACACTAGGAGCAAAAGATAAAGACTCTGATAGAGCATCATCATCTGCTTTGCCAAACGGACTGTCTATCGGAAAAGACATTACAAGACCTAAACCGATTGCTCCTTTTTGCAGTAAAGCTATATTGATCTGTGCAAGTATCTCTCTTCTAAGTGGATAGCCATACTTCTCTAAATCTTTGTCAGTAATGTTGAGTATGGTGAAATATCCAGATGGTTCTTTCTCTGGTACAAAAGCATCAAAGGTCTTTAGCTTAATGATCTCTGTGGGTGTTGACTGATAGACTAAAGGCAGACTCAAAATCAACAAAAGAAAAAGGGGTGTAAATTTCTTTATCACCCCTTAATCATACAGTTTTTAATCTAGTTCTACTATTTTTGTAGTCACTAAGAATCAGATACCTCCTGCAGCTTGTAACGACCTGTAATATATCGCTTGAAGCGGAGTTTTCTAACGTCACCCTTATGCCTTTCAGGATAAAGAAAGTCTAACAAGATTTGTGTGGTATCAATATTAGAATTGAATAATCTAATCAACTCATAATCATCTGCAGATATTTCTTCTTTGGGTAGCCAACTAATTTTTGTGTAGATATTGTTATTAATATCAATCAAAGACTTAACAGACTCCTCTAAAATGTGTCTACTCATTTTTAGTTTGTAAAATTGTTCATTGGAAAATCTACAGCTTTTACATAACCACCTTTTCTTAACATTCTAAAAAGAACCGACTCTTTGTTATATTCTAAATTGTAGTCGTGGCAGATATCTCTAAGCTGCGTGCCATAAGCATCATTTTCATATTCACTAAATATCCAATGTAGTGCAGTCGTGATACTCACTTGTGAATCATTTGCTAGATTTTGCAACTTTTTACGAAAACTTATCCATGAAGTTTGTTTTTCAATTTGTTCTCTAGTGAATTCCTCATTTGCAAATTTGCAAAGGTCATTTGTCATTTGAGTGAGTTCTTCAAGAGTAACTTTACTCCAATCAAATCTTGGTCTAAAACCATGAACCATTTTATGCGTATCAGAATATTCTGAAAAAACTTCTAATCTTGGGTCTATATTCATTTTATCTCCTTTCAATTTATTAAGTGAATGTGTATATAATATTCCTTTTTGGATTTATTGCAAGCACTTTATTAATCGTATTGAGTAATAGTTAAAGTCTTAGTGCAATTACTAATGCAGTTATAAGTTGCAGTAAAACTTTTATTGGTAGTACCGCTTTGTGTTACATCTACATTCCAATCATCGTTATAGAAGTTAAGTCTTGCAGTATGGTTTCCTGATCCTGACTGAGTGATAGAAGCTACTCCATCATCGGCATCTACATACCACCATATATCAGCATCATGATTACCGCTTCCAGATTGCGTTATGGTAGAAGAATTGTTGTCAGCATTATTAGCGTTATAGATATATCCGTTATGTTGACCTGTTCCAGATTGAGTAATTGTAGAATCTGCGTTGTCTCCAAAGGCATACATTTTTGCATACTTATCATTACCAGTTTGACTTATCCCATAGACATTATCGTTTCCTGCCATGAGGACTTCGCCATGATTATTATCACCTGTTTGTGTGACTGTTCCTGTGTTGTCATTTTTATCTAAATCTAGGTATCCGTAGTTACTATCGCCTGTCTGTGTAATGGAGAATGTGTTGTCAGAGTGATTAGACCATTGAGAGTAAGCTTTAGCCACGTTGTTATCTCCTGTGGAGGTGATGTCTATGTCTGCTCTAGTGCAAGTATGAGTGGTGTAATTACCTTGAGATAGACCACAGTAGACAGTGGCTTGATTGGTATATCCAATCTGCTTTATATGAATAGATGAACTAGCACCTTTCGTATGTACATTAGTAGTATTATCACCAGAACTTATAATACAACTGAAGCTAATCAGACTGATTAATAATGATCGTGCCATCACCACCTCCATTCACTTTGATTTTAATTAGCTGTGCGCCTGTCAAAATCTCAAGATCATACTTACCTGACTTATCCAGTTGTAGATCAACTGTGTTCTCTACTTGCCTTACAAATGATATAAATTCACCTTCTACAAAAGAATAAATTTGTTTCTCTGGGTCATATCCTACTGTAATTCCTTCTATAGTTATATCACCTAAGTTCTGCACTTCTGTTTCTGTTTCTTGTAGTACATCTGTTATCACGTCTAAGAGATAGTCTATGCTTAGAAGGTCTATAGATAGTCGGTCTATTTCTAATTCATCTTCGTATTCTTCCTCTTCTAAGAATTCACTATCATCCAAAAAGTCTGTGTCTAACAAATCATTACTGGACTGCTCTTGATCCTCTACTGCTTGTTCTATTTCATCTGGTGGGTTTACCAAGAGCATATTATCTAAAGCGTTGAGAGATAGACCAGATATTGTGACTGGCTTTGTTGGCGGTTGCATAGAAACTGTGGCTACAGTTGCTTGAAAGGGTTTATCTAAAATGACTCTGCCACCCTCAGTATCAACAAATATCTTACCCACTTCTCCGTTTTCTTTAGGTAGATTGATTATGGTTGATTCGCCCAAAACAGACACAGAAACTAAAAATTCTGTTCCTAAGACTCCTATAGTTGCAGATGGTGTAGTTAGCTTAATGTTTTCTTTAGCAATCCTGTTTAGCTTAGAGGTTATAAATCTTGAAGTACCACTCACCAGATTCAAAGATAACTTATTATCTTTGCTTCCCTGTTTATAAACATATTCTGTAACTACTATCTGACTTTGCTCTGTAAGCTTTAGAACACTTGCATCTTCAAACTCTATAGCCATTCTGCCATTACCAGTTCTCACCCTGTCGTAACTCATGATGCCTAGAGCAAGTTCTGCTAATAAAGGGTCAGTAGTATTCTGCCTAATCACGTCACCTATGCCACGCAACTCTGCTATAGAGCCTACATCGGCATACAAACTACCTGATAATAAGGCTACTAACAGCCTGAAGCACATTGGTCTATGTCTATAGTGCCATTGCTAGTAGTTGATGTTATTACTAAAATATCTGAGGTAGAACCACCTGTAGAGGTTTGATCAACGTCTATATTGTTGGTAGAACCTGTTATTGTAGCTGTAATGCTATGATCGCTGTTGCCCGTCTGGGTAGTATCTATATCATTAGATGATCCTGAGATAGTCCAATTATTTACACACCCAACAACCTCACAAGTAGCATTGATATCATTACTTGAGCCAGTTATAGCAAAGTCTTGATTACCTGCTGTAGCAGTTGCAGCAGCACCTTGTGTAAAGGTAAGGATGTTTGAATCACCAGTAGCTGCATAGTCAAAGTCTGTGTTTGCTACATCTCCTGTTGCTCCTACCGCAAAAGTACCTGCGTTACTATCACCTGCTACATTGTAAGTCCAAGATGTAGAATTACCCTGTAATATACTGGCTGCGATGGTGTTACTGTTTCCAGTAAAATCCCAATCGCCTACCATGCTTGTGCCTCCTAACGTCACTCTTGTTTGACTTGTTCCAAAAACATTACTGTTTCCTGCTTGGTCAAGGTTGAGGGTTAAGCCAGAACCAGATTGCGTGATATAGATTAAATTGTTACTGGCAGTAGCAAGTGGTATGAAGCAGAACAACAATATTTTAATTAGATTTTTCATAATTCCTCCTCTAATTTTTCATAGTCATAATCCCAGAATTGTTTCGCAGTTCCCTCCAAAACTAATTCTAGAACTGCCTTTTCAATGGCAGACCTAATTGCATACCCTGTGGCTTCTGTCTGTGTGTAGCCTGTTTCAAGTTCTATAAGTTCAGTTCCCTGTTCCCAGAATCTCCAAACACTTCTACTTACACTTGCACTTAGAATTTTTTTACTCACAGTTGAGGTACTTATAACCTCGCCTGTTTGGGTTAGTATAACCCTTAATGATATCGTAACGGAATCCTCCCTCCATTGATTGGTTGCAGGAGAGAAACCTTTTATACGAAATCCAGAACCTCCTGTGAAGCTGTTACTTTCATACGCAATGATTCCACCCTCTATGATCATCCCTGCATAGAGCAAAGGAAGAAGTTGATTACCTCCTTCTCCGTCATAACTACTTCTTTGATTTTTTACTATTTGTCTTTCTTTACTAAGATTATTTATGTTTTTTCTGTCTAAGACTGTAAACATCTCTCCATTAGCTGCATATTTAAAAGCGTTAATGAGATAGGCTTCACCACCTTGTGTAACTGCTGTACTAAACAATGCCATCTTAGTTGAAGGTTTTCTTTGTCCTGTGAGGTCTGAGAAGTTGTATATAGCTACTACAGCTTTTTGTCTCGGTTTAGGTACATCTAATAATGCCTGCAAGGTAGGTCTTACTATCTCAGGTTTCTCTTCACATTTAATGAGATCAGCGCAATTAGTATGTCCAACAGGTGCAAAAGAAGCACAGCTAGACAATACACTAAGCATTGTTATGAACCACAATCTTCTGAACATACACCAAATATTCCTATAGGAATTACAATTTCTGTATAGCCACCTGAGCCATCATCTACTATTAAAATTATGTTTTCGCCATCATTAGAATAACGAATCATGTTGCCCTCTATCATTATCTCACCACCAGAACCTCCTGTATCGTCAAATAAAGAACTTGTGATATCTTGTGCCATCCTGCTCAAGACTCTTGATTGTAATGATCTTATAAACTTGTTGAGTGTAGAGTTTTCTTCTTCTCTAATTTGATCCTCTATAGCATCAGCCAGAGCCTTTTCTATATCAGATAATCTTGACCTTTCTTGCTCGTCTATAGTCAACCAAGCTGCTGAAGTGCCGACTCCTGAGAAACTAGGATTTATAAACTCCTGTGTAAGTGTCTCTGTTTTTGCAGAAAAGGAAACGACTAATAAGACTATTACAATACCTATTATTACTAAGTATTTATCCCAGTCAGTCATTAGTCTTTACGTTGATCATCCCTATCTGCTTTAGCTATTTTGTTACTGTCAATCAACTGTGGTACTCCTAAGATTGTCTTAATGAGCGTGTCTTGCCTAATGATCTCATTGTCCAAAGACCTAACTCTGTCTATTAATGCTACCAGTATTCCGTGTTGTGAGTCCAATTTAGTACCAAGCCTTTGTTCCATCTGCTCTATCTGATCTGCAACCTTATCATCTAAAACATCTAGCTTTGTTTCCATGCCATCAATAATTCTGTTGATAAGTTTCCATATAAAGAAACCTAGACCAAGTGCTGCT